TGGACTACAAGATCATAGGCAATATCCATGACGAAGTGCAGACAGAAGTAGCAGAGAAAGACGCTGAGAAGTTCGGCTGGTTAGCCGTGGAATGTCTCAAGGCTGCAGGTATTGAGTTTAACTTGAGATGTCCTCTGGACGGTGAGTACAAAGTTGGAACAACGTGGGCAGAGACACACTAAATAAACTAACAGGGGATTACAATTTTGGAAACAACTGGACAGACACACGCTAAAATTAACCCAAAAACAGGAAGACCTTACTATTATAGAGACGACCCTGAAAAACAAAAAAAGAACGCAATTAAAAGCAACCCCTTGAGAATGTACGTTAACGGTAAGTATGTAAAAAAGTCACACCCTTTGCATAAACCCGGACGCTACAAGAACTTTGAACAGGCTGCCTTCAGCAGTCTAGAGAAGTACGAAAGCAGTGTCGAGGGTCAGGTGTACGTCATAACTAATCCTAACTTCCCTGACTGGGTAAAGGTGGGTATGGCTATTGACGCTGAGGACCGCCTAAATAACTACCAAACTTCTTCACCTTTTAGGGACTATGTGTTACAATATTACTATGATGTAAACAATCGAAGAGAAGCAGAATCACAGGCACACACAGAGCTGCAGAAGTCCTACGAACGTAGAGGCGAGTGGTTCAAATGCACACCGGAGGAGGCCAGAGTTGTCGTCTCTAGTACAGCGGAAGAGTACAAATGAAAAGCACTTACAACCTAGTTAGTGACATATATAAACTTGTGGAGTCCAAAGAAGTAGCAGAAGGAGTGGACATTGAAGCATGTATAGACCAGTTCGGTGAAGCCGTGAAGGTACTCATGCGTCAAGAGTTCACAGAGAAGAGGGACGACTCACGTAAGTTGCGTATGTCCAACATAGGGCGTGAGGACCGCTACTTGTGGAACGTGTACAACGACGTGGACAAAGGTGAAGACATACAGCCACACACCTACGTCAAGTTCCTCTATGGACACATCATTGAAGAACTACTACTGTTCCTCACAAGAGCTGCGGGTCACGAGGTGACAGACGAGCAGAAGAAGTGTGAGGTCAACGGTATCAAAGGGTCCATGGACTGCAGGATTGACGGAGTTGTGACTGACGTGAAGTCTACGTCCACCTTTGCTTTCAAGAAGTTCAAGGAAGGCACACTGGCTTATGACGATCCTTTTGGGTACGTGGCGCAGATCAAAGGATACGCGCACTCCGAAGGTGAGACCAAGTTCGGCTGGCTGGCAATGGACAAACAAAACGGACACCTGACGTACCTGCTGTACGATACAGAGGACACACAGGCTCCTATCCATGACCTAATTTCCTACGACATTGGGGAAAGGATTGAACACATAAAAAAGGTCGTAGAGCAGAAGGAACCACCAAGCGTTTGTTACGAACCTATCGCAGATGGAAAGAGTGGCAACCAGAAACTCGCTATAGGATGTTCTTACTGCTCTTACAAAAAGGAGTGTTGGCCTTCGGTCAGAGGGTTCGCATATTCATCAGGTCCACGTTATTTAGTAGAGGTACACAATGAGCCGAAGGTCCAAGAAATCGAAGTTTCGTAGTGTCTTTGAGGAACACACAGCGGAAGTACTGAAGGGTTTTGAGTACGAACCGTTTACGATTCCTTACACAATACACAGAAACTATAGACCTGACTTCGTACACATCGCTAGTAATACACTAGTTGAATGTAAGGGTTTCTTTAGGGAAGGAGACACCAAGAAGTACACGAGTGTCAGGGACAGTTTGGAAGAAGGTCAAACGCTGGTGTTTGTACTCATGAACCCAAACAAGAAAATAAGAAAAGGAGCTACGATGACGATGGCCCAATGGTGCGACAAGGAAGGACTTGCGTGGTACACTTTAGACACAGTAGAGGAGTTGATGAAAGATGTCTCTAACTATGGAAGAAATTAAGGAACGACTGCTACGTGCCTACGATCCTGACGACTTTCTGGAAAGTTTAGAAATAACTTCAGAGGAAATACTGGACAGGTTTGAAGACAAGTTAATCAACAGACTAGAAAAGTTTGCAGAGGAGTTAGAAGGTGAAGAGGAGAACGAAGATGAGTATTGACATAGCGACACCAGAGGAGTGGAACAAGGTCAAAACTGTCGATCTTGTGGAGAAACCTCCTCATTACAACCAAGGAGGTATCGAGGCTATCGAAGCAATCAAAGCAAGTATGCCTAGAGAAGACTTCCACGGCTACCTCAAAGGTAATGCACTGAAGTACTTATGGCGCTACCACTACAAAGGAAAACCCGTAGAGGACCTTCGTAAGTGCAAGTGGTACGTAGACAGACTCATACAGGAACTTATCTAATGAAAGTAATCGAGGGAAACTTTAATGGCAAAGAAGAAAAGATACCTGTACCTAAAGTATTTGACGCAATTCTGTCAGTGGAGAAACTAGAGGACTACAAAGACGCCTTTTGCATAATCAAGTCGGAGGAGTTTGTAGTAGTCTCGACAAACATTGACCCACTAGAGCTTTACTTTGTGTTGGACCAGCTTAAGATGTCACTATTAACCGGAGGAGAATACGAATTATAATGGACGCATATCAAGAATACATACACAAGAGCCGCTACGCACGTTACTTACCAGAGGAGCAGCGTAGGGAAACATGGAAGGAAACTGTGGACCGTTACTTAGACTTCTGGGTCAGTAAGGAGAAGCTGACAACAAAGGAAGCCAAGAGTCTATTCGACGGTATCTACAATCTGGACGTAATGCCCAGCATGAGGGCACTGATGACTGCAGGGGAAGCTCTGGACAGGGACAATGTAGCTGGGTTTAACTGCTCCTATCTACCTATAGACCATCCCAAAGCCTTTGACGAAATGATGTACGTACTTATGTGTGGCACTGGAGTGGGCTTCAGCGTTGAACGTCAGTACATCACTAAACTACCAGAGGTTGCGGAAAAGTTCCATGACACAGATACCATTATACACGTCGCTGACAGCAAAATTGGATGGGCTAAAGCGTACCGGGAACTTATCGCAATGCTCTTTAGTGGTCAAGTACCCAAGTGGGACGTTTCTGGAGTTAGGCCTGCAGGGTCAGCCCTTAAGACCTTCGGAGGTAGAGCGTCTGGTCCAGAACCTCTTGTTGACCTCTTTAACTTCACCGTTGACGTCTTTCGAACCGCTGCTGGAAGAAAGCTTAGTTCCATCGAGTGTCACGATCTCTGCTGTAAGATTGCACAAATCGTTGTCGTTGGAGGAGTCAGACGTAGCGCCCTCATCAGTCTCAGTAATCTTACCGACGACAGGATAAGACGAGCTAAGTCAGGGCAGTGGTGGGTAGATAATCCTCAGCGTGGCTTGGCTAACAACTCAGCTTGCTACACAGAGAAGCCTGACTTTGAAGCCTTTTTAAACGAGTGGAAGTCTCTGTACGAGTCACGGTCAGGCGAAAGAGGTGTCTTTAGTCGTGTCGCAAGTCAACGTCAGGCAGAAAAGAATGGCCGTAGAGACGCCAGCTTTGACTTCGGTACTAACCCGTGTTCAGAGATCATCCTACGTCCGTACCAGTTCTGTAACCTGTCTGAAGTAGTAGTCAGAGCAGAGGACACACTGGACACTCTACGTGCAAAGGTGAGGTCTGCAGCCGTCTTAGGGACGCTACAGGCTACTCTGACTGACTTCAGGTACTTACGTAAGATCTGGAAGGACAACACGGAAGAGGAAGCGTTACTAGGCGTATCACTAACAGGAATCATGGACCATCCAGTTATGTCAGGGAGGAAGAGTCGTGCAGAACTACAGGAGTGGCTCACGGAGCTTAAGAAAGAGGCTATTAAAACTAACCGCACTTGGGCTTTACGGCTTGGCATCAATGTTAGCACTGCCATTACTGCTGTTAAGCCTTCCGGTACTGTGTCTCAGTTGGTGGACAGCGCGTCTGGCATACACCCTAGATACTCAGAGCAGTACATACGACGAGTAAGGGCAGACGCAAGAGACCCTCTGTGTGCTGTCCTAGAGGCCGCTGGAGTGCCTGTGGAGATAGACGTGACTTCTGCTACTACTAAGGTCTTCTCGTTCCCCATAAAGTCTCCTAAGAAGGCTGTAGTAGCGACTGACATGGGAGCCATGGAGCAGCTTGAGTTATGGGAGTTGTATCAGGACTACTGGTGTGAGCACAAGCCTTCCATGACTTGCTACTACAGAGACGATGAGTTCCTAGAGGTAGGTCAGTGGTTGTACAACAAGTTCGACAAGGTTAGTGGCATAAGCTTCCTACCTTACTCAGAACATACGTACCAGCAAGCACCCTATGAGCCTGTGGACCTAGAGACGTACCAGAAGCTAGTCAAGGAGTTTCCGAAGACTATCGAGTGGGACATCGTTGAGGAAACAGACATGACCGAAGGGTCACAACAGTTGGCCTGTGTTGGTAACAGTTGTGAGATCTAGAGTGAAACTGAAGGGGGCCTTAAGTGGCCCCTATCTTTCTCTTGCGGTCTGTGTAGTCAAGGCAGCAGAAGCGCCTATATTTTTAAAGTCAGACGGACGTACATTTGGCATGGGTTGTTTCTGAACGCCTACTGCTGCTTGCTCCAACATTCCTTTAGGTGTTGTGTTAACAGGCTCTGCCCCAATTTCCTGCAACTCTCGTTGGAAAGTTTGTTTAGCAGGGCTAGGTTTTGATGCAGGTGCTCTACCAGCAGCAGCAAACATATTGTAGCCGTTAGGAGAAGTTATTGACAAAACTCGAGAGTCTCCCGGAACAGTCTGACCAAAAAGATCGTTCTCGTCATTAATGAAGTGGACAAAATCTCCTTTCTTGTTCATCATGTACTGATCGTTTACGCCGCCTAAACCTTTTGCAGAAGACAGATGAGAACCTTGGAAGTAAGCGGTTCCGTCACGGACATCAACTGTTTCTGCTACTTGTTGTATTCTAGCTTTCATTCCGTCATAAATTTCTTGCTGAGGCTTTCTGAGCTTTACTCCGTCCTGCTCCATCTTTTTGTACTTGTAGTACATGTCGATTGTTTCTTTACTTGGTCTTCCTTTTGTACCGTACTTTTTAGGCTGAAGTAGTTTGTGTAAGTACTGCTCATAGCGGTTAGCTTCTTTACCACTGCTTAAGTTATATAGTTTATCGTCTGGGAGTCGAGTCATGGAGACTGCTTCTCTCAGTTCTTGGTCTGAAAAGTCTTTCTTTTCTGGGAAGTACTTTTGTAAACTGCTTCTAGCATGGAAAATTCTAGTTGCTTCTTTACTAGGACCTCTCAAGCTTTCTTTTGAAATGTCAGAAAAAGCAGTAGGGTTTCTAATAACGACTTCTACTTTTTCGTTTGGTCCTATGCCTTGTGCTTTTCTTATCTTCTCTTCGATAACAGCTAGATTGTTTTTGCTTAGGGATATTCCTCTCTTCGCCAAAGGCTCAGATAAAGAAGCAGCTTTCGAAAGAACGTCAGGGCTTAAAGGACCTTTACCAAGAGTCTGTACTCCTTCAAAAGACCTAATGACTCCTTGAGTAGGCTCTCCTCGCCCGGCCTTAAGCAATTGCGTTTGGTCCAGTTGTCCTTCTAAAAATGAAAGATCCTTGTTGAAATTACCTAAAAATTCAGTTTCTTCGCTCGTTCTGTCTTGGGGTTTTTTTCTTCTGATTACGTCAGCTCTGCTTCTTCTTTCAGGTGTTATCCTAGAGGCTTCCCGTCTCACAGACATAGGAACACCTCCTCTACGAGAGGCTGCCGCTTTAGGACTTAGGGTGTCGTACAGGGCAGTAGGAGCAGTTCTAGCTATAGAAGCAATCTGACCTAACTGACCAGACCCGTAGAAAGTCGGCTGTCTATTAGGAGCCTCCAGAGACAAGTCACGAAGCATACCACCTTTCGCTGCTTTTGCTGCAGGAACCACGGAAAGATCAGCAGCGTACCCCAATCGTTTCATCATCTGAGGATTTTCTTGCATGTACTGAATAGCAACCTGAGCAGCCTCTGTGTCTTTTATTCCTTTAGCGACCTGATCTAAGCCTTTCTTTATAAAGTCAGGAGTCACCGCTGACACTGCTTCTCCAGCAACAAAAAAAGGAATGTCCGTCAAAAGACCTAAAGCATTTGCCCCGCCTTGAAGCATCTGGTCGGCAACTCCAATTTCCCCAGACCTGTACCTCTGAGTTTGTTCCATAAAGTCATCAACGCGCTTACCCGGAAGAGACCCAAGTCTGCTAAAAAAACCCTCATTCGCCATTCTCTTCTTCCTCTTGTCTTGCTTCATTCATTAAGTAAACAATGTAAGCTCTGTCGGCCTTTAGTTCCGACACAAGGTTTTTGTCGCTTTTGTAAGTCTTTATTGCTTTGTCCATTCCTGATAAAACTTTAGAATAAAACTTTAGGCGTGTTTTCTTGTTAGACGCTTTAAGAACACTGTATATCCCTACGCCAGCCCCGGCACCTAAAACAGCCCCAGTCCCTGCCCCAATACCTGCTACTGCACCTGCTGTTGCTGCTGCCCCTGTTTTCAAAGTGGCGTACAAAGCAAGAGGAGTAGAAGGCAAGTTAGCAGCTTTTGATATTTTCTGTACAACTCTCGCTATTCTGTTGTTACCTTCTCCGTACATCTTGTTACGTAAGACTGAACGAGCAGACAAAAGATTGTGCATACGATCAAGAGAGTTATGAACAATTTCTCCTTCAGTAATGTCTTTGAGTTTTTCGTTCATTACGTTTCTTATGAATCTACCCGCCGCGCCTTTTGCTGTTTCTACAGTAGGGTCTAAAACGTCTCCTTTTCTGGGACCAGCGTTTACAAAACTGTCGAACTCTCTTCTAGCGGCTAAAAGACCTAAAGCATTAGGCTCTTCTTTATTTACGGTTCTTAGTGCGATGTTGGCGTACTCATTTGCTTTCTTTTGAGCTTCTCGTGACAGTGCAACATAATCTTTAGATTCCTTAAGCCCAGCAAACGCTTCTTGCATAGATTCTACAAGTTCTTGTCTGTCATACGTAGGGTTTCCTGACTTGTTTATAAAAGCAATTAACTCATTGTTAGCTTTTTTTACTTCATCAGATACTACGGTATGGGCGCGAGCATAATGAGTGTTGGGGTCTAAACCGTCAACAGTTTCTAACGTCCTACGCATTATTTGTTCTCTTTCGGTAGGAACGTAGACTGTTCTGTCAAGTGGTCCTCCTACAGATCTAAATTCTCCTCCGTAACCAGATTCACCAACAATTGTAGGGTCCATTAGTTTATTTATACCTGCTCGTTTTTCTTCTAAAACAGCAGTGTTGTACTTTAGTTTTGCTTTTTCTGCTGGAGAAGCTACGTCTATCTTAGAAGCAGGAGCCAGCGCTGCAAAAACATCTACATAAGTTTCAAATGTTTCTGCTAGTTGTGGATTGTTTTTAGAAAACTCAGAGTAGGCTTCAAAACCAGCTCCCAAAGCCTGTCCTGCCTGTTTTATTCCGGGCATGTCTTTTACTTTAGACCATCCTTCTTCAAAACCTTCACGAACAGAGTCCGAAATAAGGATTCCAGCTCCTCCTGCTAAAAGCTCGCCTCCTGTCCTAAGAGCTTGTGAAACAGCAACAGGAGCATACGCACTGACACCAGCTCCGTACTCAGGTCCTGCCATTCTTTCTGCTCTTTCGGAAATCTGACCCAAGCCTTCCGAAAGTATCTCTACAGGAGAAAACTCAGAAGCTCTCCGTTTAACTTGCTCTAGGTAAGGAGTTTCAGGAGCAGAGTAGCCTTCTGGATATAAAACAGCAGCTTCTTCTGCAAGTTCTTCTGCAGTTGTTTGATCTCCTGCAGCAAGAGCCATTTGAATAGCGTTCTTGTACTGTTCTTGAGTGTACTGCATAGTTACCTCTTATTATGGGGCTGTGGCTGCTTCAAGAAAACTGCTTGCTGCTTCAGAACGAACAGGAGCAGGGCCTTCGTCAACATAGAAGTCTTCTGGGAACCATGCTAAAGCAGCTTCTCCGTTTTCCCCAAGACTTGTTTTAACTCTGCCTCTGGTTTTCTTGTACATCTCAATTTTGTTTCTAGCGCCTTTACGCATGTCTTCCAAAAGACGTTTCAAAGTTTCTGCGTTTAGTGTAATGTCTCCTGCAACAACACGTTCAGCGTACTTTCTGTCTGCATCAGACAAGCCTGTACCAGCACCTAAATTAACGATGTATTGGGCAACTCGTCTTCCTGAATCAGCAATATAAGCTTCTGTGTCCGCTATTGAAGAAGGATCAGCAAGAGGAATACCCAAAGTTTCTGCGTACCTAACAACATTTAGTTTAATCTCAGCGCCAGCGCCTGTAAACATGTTGTCTAAATTGGGCAAACTTCTGTTTATAGAACTAAGAGCATCTGCTGCTTTACCTGCGTTTTCTGCTAATTCTGAAAAAGACTTAGCACCTACTTTAGCTAACTCGTCTCCCATACCAGCAGTTATGTTTTGAACCTTTTGTACTTGTGGAGGAGCAGGCTGTAGACCTAGCTGAGATGCTTCAGTCCATCTGTCGGTGTCTCTGTCCCAAACTAAACCTGCTTCATTAACACGGTAATCTACTACTTTTCCGTCTTGTAAGAAAAACTCCATTTTTCCTTTTTGTCCGGTTATGTATTCATTGAAAACACTGTCTGGGGTTTTAGCTAAATCTAGTTCAGCAAACAACTCGTCAGGTATTCCTGCTGCTCTAGCCATTTGCTTTCTGACTAAAGGATTTTGAGTAGGCATCCTTTCTACTTCGGTTTTTCGAATTTCAGTTGCTATAGTCCGTAACTCTTCTGGGTCTGTTACTCCTTGTATTCGTTCTGCTAAGTCAGGTTGATTTAGTTTTAAAGCAGTGTTTGACAAATTAACCTTACGCTGTACAAATCTACTTTCTGCGTTTCGCTGTTTTTCAAGTTCTCTTTGTTGAGTCGCAAGTTCTATTGCTTGAGCTACGTTTCCTTCGCCTCTATAATATTCAGAAAGTGTACCAAGACCTTCAGGTGTTTGTAAATTTACTCCTGAAAGAACTCCTTGTAGTTTAGCCTTCTCTGAAGCTTCTCTGGAAGCCTGAGTAAACTGCTGTGCTTCTCTTTGGTAACCAGCAGCAGCCAACTGTTGACCAATGTTGGCTAAAGCAGCAGCGTCTCCAGAAGCCATTGCTTGTTGCCCTTGCTGCATCAACTGGTTAAATTGTTGCTGCTTTTGTTGCTCCCTGCGTTGACCCGGCAGACTGCCAATAGCCTGACCTAAGCCAAACATACCTTGTGACCAGCCGGGACTGCCTAACTGCGCTAAGAAACTTTCTCCAAATCTTGCCATTATATATTCTCCTTATGTAAACAAGCCGCCTAGAGCTGAACTAACAAGACCAGTTCCTAAGTTTCCTACTAAATTACCTTGGCCTAAACCAGATTGCAGCAATGCTTGTAACCCAGTAGCGTAGGTTTCTCCATAAGCACCAGCTTGTTCCGACATAGCTTGTCTCTGACGTTCTGCAGCAGTCATACCGGGCTGTACAGCAGACAACAACTGTGCCTGTGGTACGTAACCAGCGGCTAACATGCCTG